AGCAGAAGACCTAGATATTGATACTTTAAAACTTATTGGCACAAGGGTAGCAAAAGATAGTATAATATGTTTTTCAGGAGATTTATACCAAGCTGAAAAACAATACAAATATAATAATGGATTAATTGAGTTTATTAATAAATATAAAGGACATCCACTTGTAGGAATAATTAAATTAGAAGAAGATGTTCGAAGTGAAGTAAGTAGACTATTTGGTGATTTATAAATAATAAATAAAAGGAGATAGAAATAATAATGAATAAAAAGGAACTAATGGCAGAAGTAGCACAAAAGACAGGTATGACAAAAAAGGATTCAGAGAAAGTGGTAACGGCAACATTTGAAGTAATTGAGGAAGCACTTAGTAAAAATGATAAAGTACAACTTGTAGGATTTGGAACATTTTCTGTAAAAGATCGTGCAGAAAGAACAGGTTTCAATCCTCAAACAAAAGAAAAGATGATTATTCCGGCAACAAAAACACCACACTTTAAGTCAGGTAAGCGACTGAAGGATTGTTGCAAAGAAATAAGATAATAAGTTTTGCCACTTTAGTTCAGTTGGTAGAACATCTGTTTTGTACTCAGAATGTCGGGCGTTCGATTCGTCCAAGTGGCTCCATATAAATAATAAGACAAATTAATAATAGCAAAATAAATTAAAGGCAGGATTTAAATAAATGTCAGTTAAAAAAGAAGAACTTAAAAGTATTAAAATTAGTGGTAAAGGTATTCTAACTTCCCTTGACGAAAAGGGCTTCCATATAGAAGACGAGAAGGATGGAACTGTAGAAGTTTTGTCTTTAGAAGAAATCAAAGAACTACTTGTGGGAAAATCAGTTAATATTACATTTGCAAATAAAGAACCATATTTTGAAGAATAACCCCAAACCACAATGATAAATAAAAATGTCAGCCATCACACTTGCTGTATTCAATCATTTGTGAGGCGAGTTTATAAAAATAGCTTAATATGCGGATTGACAATTATTATTGTGGTTGATTGATTTTTTAGTAGAGAAGGGATAAATCTATCATTTATAATTACTCTCCCTTTCTCTACTAATAAAAATAAAAAATATGAATAATTTTAGCAAAGGTAAAGTTTAATTTTTTTTATACAAATAAAATTTTTATATTTTAGGAGGTATTTTAATGACTAGATTTTTTAATGACGTTTTTGATGATTTTTTCACACTTGGTTTTGGAAAACCAAAAAGAATCGTTTTTAATTCACAGGTAAAAGATATGCTCCCCTCTAGCTGGAGAAAGAAAGATGATAAAATATATCTTTGTACAGTAAAAACTTTAGGCATTAATCCTGAAGATATTACTGTAGAAGAAACTGATTATGGTATTAAGGTAAGTGGTTCAACTGAAATAAATGGTTTTACTTATGATACTTGTATAGAATTGCCAATTGCAGAAAGTATTATGAATGAAATTGAGAAAATCAGTGTTGCAAGTAAAAATGGTTTAACATTTATTACTTTAATTTTGAATAAACCAGAAAAACGTAAATTATTAATAGAAAAAGAGTAAAGTTGAGTAATAAAATTATTTTAATTTAACATGTAATATATAATTAATAATAATTTCTTTACCTTTGCTATTATAATATCAAAAATTTTAAATATACTTCCCTATGGTCGATTAGGGGAGTATAATTAATTAAATAACTATTAAAATTATAAATTAGAAAATAATACTCTTAAAATGGAGAGTTTGATGGAATATATAAAAAAAGAAAATGAATCAAATTTTGAATGGAAGCTTAGGTTATGTAAAGCTAAATTAAATAAAGAGATTGATTTGGACTGGATAGAAATAGTTGATATTTTAGGATTAGACGTTAGTGCAGATCACCTGCGTAAAACTTCATATGGGTTGCTTGAGTATGACAATTATCTTAAAAATAATGGTGTTGCTACTAGAATACTCTCTGTCTCAGATTCACATTCCCCTTTTAACTTATCAATAGATATATTTAAGGATTATGTTGGTAAGACTGACATACTTCAACTAAACGGAGACATATTGGATATGCAACAAATTTCTCGTTTCCCGAAAACGTATAGAGTCAGCGTAATGGAAGAAATTATTCTAGGTAGACAATACATAATTGATTTGATTGAATATATAAAACCAAAGAAAGTTATAATTAATTTTGGTAATCATGAATTAAGATTTTCTAATTATTTGAGTAAAAACTTAGATAGTGATTTGTTAGAATTAATGCCACAGACCGCTTTGGATTTAATTATTGATGATGGGTTCAATCATTATGATAAACGAAATAAAACTAAAACATGGTATGAACCATTATCAAAAGTATTTACAGATGTGGAAATTGTATTTACTGGTAAATGGTTTTGTCAAATTGGCGAAACAATATTTTGTCATCCAAGTGCGTTTTCTATAGGAATATTAAAAACAGCAGAAAAGGCAATGTATTTCTTTAGAAATGAAGGATATGTTTTTAAATCCTTGGTGATGGCACATACACATCGTATTGGTGAATTTGTCATTGGTAATACAACAATATTTGAACAAGGTACGTGTAGTGATGTTACTAAACAATATTATTCTGATGGTAAATTAACAAACTCTCAAAAAGAAGGATTTATTTATTTGTGCCAAGATGATAATGGTAACGTGATTAAAGATAAAACCAGATTGGTAACATTAAACTAAACTAAAACAAATAATTAGAAAGAATTTGATGAGGTTAATAATTATGAGTCTATTAAAAGATTTTGAAACAGGTTCTATATATGAAGAAATTTATAAAAAACTTTGGGAAACTAAACGAGTTCTATATTTAAATTCTGAGATAGATGAAAATTGTGTGGATATGATTGCAATACCTATTTTATTAACTAATGAGTTAGAATCTGATATTCCTACAGATAAATTAAAGCCCATTACGATTTGGATTTCGTCATATGGTGGATCAGCAGATATATGTGCTTATTTAGTGGATATAATTGAGAAGAGCAGGATTCCTATTCATGCTAAAATATTATCAGTTGCAGCAAGTGCTGGTTTATATATTGCTTTATCTTGTAAATATAGAATTGCAAGTTCAAATTCAATCTTCCTTTTACATAAAGGTTCAATTTCTTTAGGAAATACCAACGTGGCAGAGGCAGAAGACATAATTTCTTTCTATAAGGATGAAGTTGGTAAGGTTTTTGATGATTTAATTCTTAGGAGAACCAAGATTAGTGCTGAAGAATTAAAGAAAATCAGAAGGAATGAAACTTATTGTCTTGCACAGGAAGCAAAAGATGTATATGGATTTATTGATGAGATTGTTTAGTAATTAAAAAAATTATTTAAATAATAAAGGCAGGAATATTATATGAGTAACAAGTTAACTCTTTTGGATATATATAGAATTATTGACAACCACATTAAAAGTCGAGTTCAATTTATGTTTGTTGCTAATAGAGATTTGGCAGAATTAATCTGCGAATATGTTTTAGATAATTATGATTTATATGATGATGAAGTTAATGAATTAAGTGATAAATATGAAGATTATTATGTTAGTTTATATTTTTATGGTGATGAAGTAAAATTCTATTGTGAAAGTGCAAGGGGTTGTAGTGGTGAATATAAGTTGTCGGATGCAATAGATGAATGGGTAGATTACTTTATTTGTAACGATATGAGCGAAAAAGAAGCTAATGATAAATTAGTAGGTGATAATTGTACTTGGAGTTGGATCGATGTGATTGGAGAAGATGATTGTGTGGTAGAATCTAATCTTTGTAAATGTTGTCAATGTGATGAGAATGATTGTTGTAATGACTATGCTTGCACTTGTGGTGAGTTGGAATGTGATGGTGGTGAGGATGAGGTAGAAGATGAATTGTGTCAATGCGTATACTGCAAATCTGCAAGAGGTGAATTTTCAGAGGAAGAAGAATATGAAATTGAATTAGTAGAATATTATGCTGATTTGGTAGAAAGTAATAAATGTACGTGTGGGGCAGAGATAAGAAATATTCTTTATAGTTTTTTGCAAGAAGGTATAGAAATTGGATATGAACGGGCTAAAGAAGAGATGATGGAATTTTTGGAAGATTAGAGTTTTAGAAGATTATAAATAAGAAAAAATAAAGTTTTGTGGATAAGTCAAGGGACGCAGATAGATATTTGCGTTCTTTTGTTGTCTGCAAAAATAATTTGTGGATTTGAAGAGAGGTAGTTTAAGGTAGCTCCTTATTCTCCGTACCCTCTCTTCTATTTATTTTAATTTTAATTTAGTGCGGAGAAATAAAAATGTACGGAAGGATGATGTTAGAGATGTTGTTAACAAAAGAAGTTGAAATTAATTTAAAAGGAAGTAAACCTAAGTATTATGAGAGTATGGGGTACATTATTCCTAAGAAGATAGGATCTAAAGGCAAAGAAGTTTGTGATTATAGTAAAAATATCATTGTAAAAGTAGAAGACTTGCCAAAAAGCTGTGAAATTGTGATTAAAGTACAATGTGATTATTGTGGAAAAATTGTAGATAGATTATATAAGGATTATTACAAAAGAAAGCTAAGTGATGATAGTACTCCAAATAAAAAAGATTCATGCTATGAATGTATATCATTAAAAAGAAAAGATAGTGATTTATTAATTTATGGGGTAGCACATACCACTCAACTTGATTCAACAAAAGAAAAAATGAAACAATCTAATTTAAAAAATTGGGGAGTAGAATTTGCATCACAATCAGATATTATTATGACAAAAATAATTAATACGAATCTAGAAAGATACGGTGTTAAGTGTATATTACAAGATGAAACTTTTAAAAATAAAATTAGGAATACAACTATTAGTAGGTATGGGGTTAGTCATTATTCCAAAACGGACAAATCTAAAGAAAATTACAAGTTAAAATCTTTAGATAAATATGGGGTTGACCACCCAATGAAGAACAAATTAATAAGCGATAAAGTTCAATTAAAAAGAATTAATACATTATATAAAAATGGAACAGCTCCTTGTTCTTTAGCACAATTATACCTTTTTTATTTAATTGGTGGTAATTTAAATTATCCTGTTAATTATTATAATTTAGACATTGCATTTCCATATAGAATGGAATATGTTGAATGGGATGGTTCTGGGCATGATATGAATTTAAAATTAGGACAAATATCTGAAGAGAAATACAATTCTAAAGCATTAAAAAGATGGTATTCTCTTAAATCTCGTGGTTGGAAAGAGATAAGAATTATATCTTTAAAAGATAGACTCCCAGAAAATAATATAGTATATAATATTATTTCAGTTGCTAGAGAATACTTAAATACTGGGCATAGTTGGATAAAATTTGATATTGATAGTAATAAAGTAATTAATAGTTTAGGTAGTTTTGATTTTGACTATGGAAAATTAAGAAGAATTACAAAAAAAGATTTGGAGGAAGTTGGTTAATAAAATTAACTTCCTCTTTTATAATTAAAGGAAGTGTATTTTGTGTGCCAAAAGTAGGGAAAACAATAAAAACAAAGGTAAAAATTAAACGAGATAAAATTACATGTAGTAAATGTGGAATGATTAAAGCAACGAACATAAGCAACTATTTTAAAACAGAAAATCCTTTATATAATGGATTTTTCCCAACATGTAAGGATTGTGTTTATGATGAATATAATTTAATGCTTGCAAATGGCTTAAATATGCGAGAAGTAACGATTAAAATATGTGAATTATTAGATCGTCCATTTATAAATGATGTATTTTTTTCAACATATGATAAAGAAAAAGATAGTAAAAAATTTCTTGGAGTATATTTAAAGAATTCTTCTATGCAGCAATGGCGAAAACAAGGTCTTTTTAGATATAAAGATAGTATATTTGAAACTGTTACTATTAATGAAAATGATACTAAATCTTTAGATTTATATAATAATAAAGAAGATAAAATTTATAGTAAACAATGGGTGGGAGAATATACAAAAGATGACATTGGATATTTAGATAATTATTTAAAAGGTTTGCATAGTGATTTTAAAATTATAACAGAAAATCACAAAGATTATGCTAAAAAAATCGCTAAAGCAAGTTTACATATGGATAAATGTTTTCAAGATATGTTACAAGGCGTGTCTCATTCTGATAAAAGATATAAAGACGCAAGAGAAACATTTGATACATTATCTAAATCAGCTCAGTTTTCGGAGCAAACAAGAGGACAAAACGATGTTGGGCTAGGTTGTTTTGGTATTTTATTTGAAAGAGTAGAACAAAAAAAATGGATTCCACAACATACTCCTATAGAAAAAGATGATTATGATAAAATGATTGATTATTTCTCTTCTATAAATAAATCGATTTAACGGAAGTGACTTTATGGTAGTACGTAAAAATTTTAGTTTAAAAAGCAGAAGAATAAAAGAAGGGTCTAATGATGATTTTGATAGTCCTTATAGTTATGATCCTATAAATGAAGAAAATATAAATATTGAAGAATGGGTTAAATTTATATCATATTATCGTTATCATGTAGATGAATTTGCGGTTGATGTTTTGAAATTAAAGCTGTATCCTTTTCAACGTTTGATTTTAAGAGCTATGGCAAAATATCAAACGTCAATGTTTATTGCCTGTAGGGGTAGACTTTACTTGCCCCACTACACAGAAATGTGTAGAATAAGAATTGAGGAAAATCGGTGAAGGCTAAGTTTGTAATTGAGTAAAGGAAGTGTTGCTCATGATGGGAATTTATTCAATTAAGAACAAAATAAATGGTAAAATTTATATAGGTCAATCAAGAAATATTGAGCACAGAAAGAAACAACATAGAACGGAATTAAAATGTAATGTACACAGAAATACTTATCTTCAACATGCTTATAATAAGTATGGTGCAGATAATTTCGAGTTTGAACTAATTGAAGAAGTATATGATTCATCTGAGTTAAATAAAAGAGAAAGATGGTATATCAAAAATTTCAGTGCCAAGAATCCTTCGTATGGTTACAATTTGACTGACGGTGGAGATGCTACTTATTCTTTAAATGAAGATGTTAAAAATAGAATAAGTCTTAACAAACGTGGTCAAAATACAAACCTTACTGTAGACGAAGTAAGAAGGATAAAAATGGCATTGTACTGTTTAATGGACAGAAAAGAGATTTGCGATATATTCAATGTTTCTCCCAAAGTAGTGACTCAAATAGCTACAGGGAAGAATTTCGTCTATGTTTGTGAAGAATTGAATAGTAGTATTCACAATATGAAACAAAAACTCATAGATGAAAGAAATGCATATATACTTCAATTATTTAATGAAGGTAAAACAATTGCTGAAATTGTCCAAACGACAAAGTACACTACAAGTATTGTTGAAAAATGTGTTTATAAATACACCAATACTGTAGAATTCAAAAACAAAAACTATCAAGAAATATATGATAAGGTTTTTGAGCTGCATGAAAAGGGTGTAAAAAATTATCATATATCAAAACAGTTACACATCTCCCCTTCTACTGTGCAACGTTATTTAACTGGTCAAAATGACCCCTATAAAGATTTACCGTTTAAGAAAGTTACAGATGACATAAAAGATAATATTATAGATATGTATTTCAATCAGAATAAAACTTCTACTGAAATAGGAGATATATATAATATCACATATACTACAGTGATGTCATTTATTAACAATTACAAATATGCTAATACCGAGGTAATTTAATTACTAATAATAATTAAACACCGTAGAGCGTAGGATTTGAACCGTTTCGGACTCTACATCCGTAAACGAATATAATAATCCCAAGAGTCCTCAACACCTAAACGTAAAGACGTAGGTGAAAATGTACGCCAAACTGGGCTAGAATTGACTAGTCAATGAAAATGAAGGAAACTTCCAGAGCATAGGATAAAAAGCCTATGGTTAAGAACAAATTGTTAGGGAAGTCTTATTTAACGGCGATATTTTTTATTTGTATGGCAATACTTTATCCAAATGGGAAATATGGAATTGCAAGTGGACAGGGGCAGCAAGCCAGAAATGTAATTATACAAAAAATTAAAGGCGAATTAATAAAAAACGAAAATATTGCTAGAGAAATAATTTTTCCAATTAAAACTGGGGTAGATGATTGTGTTGTTTTGTTTAAAAATGGATCTGAAATTCGTGCTATTTCTTTAGCTCAAAATCAAGGTGGTGAAGGAGCAAGAAGTTGGAGATTTAATGCAATACTTGTAGATGAAGCACGTCTTGTAAAAGATAGTATTACTGAAGAAATTTTAATACCAATGACAAAGACAAAAAGACAAGCTGCGATATATCACAATAAACCAGAAAAAGGAAAGGTAATATTTATTTCTTCGGCATATTTAAAAACTAGTGACTTATATAAGAGATTCAGATATCATTATGAACAAATGATAAAAGGCTCAAAAGATTATTATGTATGTACTCTTCCTTATCAAGTTGGTGTACAAGCAGGAATGTTCGAAGAAGAAGATATATTAAAAGAAAAAGATAAACCAACTATGACAATGGACAAATTTGAATATGAATATGGAGCAATATTTGTTGGTTCTAGTGGCGAAAGCTATTATCCTTATGACATAACGGAACCTTGTAGAGTGTTAAATAAATGTGAATTAGAACAACCTAAAAAATCTAATTCAGAATATATTATTGTTCATGATGTAGCAATTAGCGCGAAAAATAATTCCGATAACGCTTGTACTCACGTAATTAAATTAAAGTATAAAACAAATGGAACGTATATAAAAGAAATTGTATATACAAAAACTCACAATGGAGCTACACTTCCAGAGCAAATGCAATTTTTAAGAACATTGGTACATATTAAATTTCCTAATACAATAAAATTAGTTATAGACGTTAGAGGTAATGGAGAACCATTGCCTTCCTTGTTTTATGAAACTTGGGAATATATAGACGAAAAGACAAAGCAAGTAATTGAATTTCCCCCTTTGATAATGGATGATGACGAAAAAGCTACAAACATTAAAGGTGCTATTCCTTTGATTAGAGGTATTGCAGCAACAAATATATTAAACAATACAATGCATACTTACATGAAGGCATGTTTTGAAAATCGTTCAATAAGGTTATTATTACCTTCTGAAGAAGTAGACGCTTCATATAAAAACAAAGATATTGATATATATCAATATGAAAATTTTATTCAAACAGATTTACTTATTCAGGAATTAAGTAATATTAAACAAGATTCAAATGATAATAATAACATTACTTATGATAGGATTGTAAAAACTCATAAAAGAGATAGGGCTACGAGTTTGGCATATGGATTATTAATAGTTAATGAAATGGAAGAAAATAATCGTAAAAATCAAACTGATTCTGATTACGATTTTGTATTCTCATATTCATAATTCAATATATAATAATAATATATAAATATAATAATATACAAAAACACTAAAATAAATAAAAGAGACAAAGCAAAATCTCAAGAAAGGAGGTACATTTAATTTGCCAAAAAAACAAACACTTCAAACAGAAACTAATATAG